AACTTCCATAGCAGAGAGGCACCTCAGTGTCGGACCTCTCTGTAATTTGGCTTTTAGCCCCGTACGCGGGATACCTATTAGCCGTCTAGACGGTGGGATAGACCACAAAACTTCGAATTTAAATTGTGCACGATGATGATTTATACCTTCAAACATTTTAAAAGATAGATAAATGGCTCAACAGTCAACCGCACATCAGGCTTCGGTAACCGTACCTGGTGCTAGTAATGGAGGTGCCGATAGACGCGCCCTCTATTTAAAATTGTTCAGTGGCGAGATGTTCAAAGGCTTCCAGCATAATGCTATAGCTAGAGATCTTGTCATGAAGAGAACTCTTAAAAATGGTAAGAGTTTACAGTTCATCTACACAGGTCGTACCAAGGCGGAATTTCATACGCCTGGGAACAGTATACTAGGAAACTCAGACGGCGCACCACCAGTAGCTGAGAAGACTATTACTGTAGACGATCTACTAATCAGTTCAGCATTTTTGTATGAATTAGACGAGACACTTGCACATTACGACTTGAGATCAGAGATATCCAGAAAGATTGGATACGCTCTTGCTCAAAAGTATGACCGCCTAGTGTTCCGTTCAATCACACGTGGAGCTAGAGCTGCATCACCTATCACGAAGACTAACTTCAAAGAGCCAGGTGGAACACAGATTCGTGTAGGTACAACTACAAACGCATCTGATGCTTATTCAGCAACTGGTCTTGTGAATGCGTTCTATGACGCTGCAGCAGCTATGGATGAAAAAGGAGTAAGTACTGACGGAAGATTTGGGGTATTAAACCCACGTCAATATTATGAATTGATCCAACAGGTTGGTGAGAATGGTCTAGTTAACAGAGACGAGCAAGGTACATCCCGTCAGAAGGGTAATGGCATTGTTGAGATCGCTGGTATCAAGATCTACAAGTCAATGAACATCCCATTCTTTAGCCAGTATGGTACAAAGTATGGTACAGGTTCAGCTACAAACCCAGGAGTAACCGATCCAGGTAACTCTGGTGATTTCGTTAGTGAAGCAGTAGAAGATGCTGCAGCTGACGTAACTGGAATCAACAACGAGTATGGTGAAGAAACAGAATTCGCTAACTCTTGTGGAATTATCGGTCAGCGTGAATCTGCTGGTGTTGTAGAAGCTATCGGTCCTCAAGTACAAGTAACTAAGGGTGACGTATCCGTGATTTATCAGGGTGACGTAATTCTTGGACGTTTAGCTTGCGGTGCTGATTATGTTAACCCAGCAGCTTGCGTAGAGCTATTTGCTGGTACAGCTACAAAACCTTCAGCATTCTAAAGATGCTTATACAAGGGAGTCATTACGGCTCCCTTTTTTTTATTCACAAATATTTATACCTATGGCTTTCCCTACCACTAATGCTGCTCAAGAATTACCTGCAATAAATCAAATACTGATGGCTTGTGGTCAGGCTCCAGTCACCACTTTGGACGAAACCAACCCAGACGTTGCGATTACTTATCAAACACTTTTAGAAGTTAGTAGAGAAGTTCAAAGTGAAGGATGGACCTTTAATAAGGAAGAGCATTATGACATGACACCTGATAGTAACAATGAGATCCTAATACCAAACAACGTATTACAGATAGATCTAACAGAAGCTAATGCAGGTGATAAAAACGTAATACAAAAGAATGGCAAACTATACGATAAGCAGAACCATACTGATCAATGGACAGATGGAGTTGTTGAATGCGATATCGTTTGGCTATTTGATTGGGTAGATTTACCAACACCTATACAGGACTACATAACAGCTAGAGCTTCTACCATAACCTCTAGTCGAATAGTAGGAGATCAAACTCAATACCAAATCCTCCAACAAAAGGAGGCATACATGAGAGCTATGGCTCTTGAGTATGAAACAACCCAAGGTGATTATTCATTCTTTGGAAAACCTGACGGAGCACACCCTTATGTCGGTTATCAACCTTATCATGCACTTAAGAGATAATGGCAGCAGTTACACAAAGGGTATCTAACTATTTAAGTGGGGTATCAAAACAGGCAGATAGTAAGAAACTTCCAGGTCAGGTAAGAGAATGTATTAATGGTCTACCTGATGTGACATTAGGTATGACAAAGAGACCTGGTTTTAAGTTCATATCTAAATTAAAAACTACAGGTGGTGCAGACTTCAGTGGAACACAGTTAGATAATGCTAAGTGGTTCTACATCAATAGAGATACAAGTACTAGATACATAGGATGTATTACACCTTATGCTAACTCTACTAATGGAAGTTTATATGTATGGAATGCAGACACTGGAGCTGCATGTACTATCACTCTTGATGCTCCTAACTGGGCTGCTAGTACAACTTATGTTGTAGGTAATAAAGTTAAGAATGACAGTGGTAAAATCTATACATGTAGCACAGCTGGTACCTCTGCAGGGTCAGGAGGTCCAACAGGTACTGGTTCAGCTATAGCAGATAACACAGCTAAATGGGATTATACAACTACTGAATCTGCAGCAGCATATCTAGATGGTGTTAAGACTAACTACGACGTATTAACAGTACAAGATTCAACTATCATTACTAATAGTGCAGTCACTGTAACTACACAGGCTGCATCTACAGACTTTGTAGCTCAAAGTAGAGGTACAGTATTATTAAGTCTATTAGGAGCTTTAGAGGCTTCCATACAAAGCACAGACTTTGAGATCAAACTAGGTGGTACAGCTATCCTTGCAGAGAAGAGTTCTGTTCAAACTTGTACCTATACATCAGGTGCAAGTGATGACTACGATGCTGTATTAGATGGTCTTAAAGCTGCAATTGTAGCTAAGAGTATAACAGGTTTAACAGTTGAGAAATATGGTACATCTTTACAGATAGACTATGTACTAAATGTAGGTGGTACTGACACAAGAACACCATTTACCCTTGAGGCTAAAGGTGGAGCTGATAACGAAAGAATTACAGTCTTCCAAGACTGGGCTTCTAACGAATCTTGGCTACCTCCTAACTCATTCCATAACCACGTAGTAACCATAGTTAACTCACCTTTATATGATGAGGATAACTACTACGCTAAGTTTGTCGCAGACAACGCTGCAGCTGGTTCAGGCTATTGGAAAGAAGGTTTAGGTCATAATATATCTCCAGGTTTAACAGCCTCTACAATGCCTCATAGGCTACGTAATACAGGTACTAATACATTTACTTTTGAAGCTCTTACATGGGGAGATAGACTAGTAGGAGACGATTTAACAAATGCTCATCCTAGCTTCGTAGGTAAGACACTTAAGAAAGCTTTCTTTCATGACGATAGGCTTGGTTTCTTATCAGAAGATAATATCATCCTCAGTAGAGCTAAAGAACCTTATGAGTTTTATGCTGTATCAGCTAGAACCCATACAATGGGTGATCCAATAGATGTTAACTGTGCATCAACTAGACCTACTAAACTACATGCTGTTATAGCAGCTAGACAAGGTTTAATTCTATTCAGTAAGAACCAACAGTTCTTTATCTATGCAGATGATGGACCATTAACACCTCAGACTACAAAGATCAGACCAGTCTCCAACATGGAGATGAGCGATACAGTTGATCCAATAGATATTGGTACTCACTTTAACTTCATCAGTAAGACTCCTAACTTTGTAAGAGTCTTTGCTATGCAACCTAAAGGTCTAGGCGAAAGTCCAGACATATTAGATATAGGTCGTGTAGTTAACGAGTGGATAACGATAGATGTAGATACCTTAGTAGCCAGTATTCAGAATGAATTCATTGCTATGTCTAGTCAGGCAAGTAATGAGATCTATTTCTACAGGACTTACTCAGACGGTGAGAACCTATTAATGGAGTCTTGGTTTAAGTGGAGTCTTCCTGGCACTGTTCAGAGTATGGCTCTAGATCAAGATGATATGTATTGTGTTACCAAGCAAGGTAATCAATACACAATATCTAAGGCGAACCTAACTCAGAGTCCAGAGGTAGCAATCATAACTAATGCACAGGGTCAGAAGATTAACCCCTGTATGGATCTATATGCACCTGCCAGCTCTGTTAGTTATGACTCAGCTAATGACTTATCTAAGTGTTACTTACCCTATGCAAACTTACCTGATGAAAAGAACGTACTGATTGTTGCTGGTACAACTGCAGCTGGTACATTTAATAACTCAGGATTCACGATTACACCAGAGGTAGACTCAGGTGGTACATACTTTATAGTTCCTGGACAGAACCTTGAGAGCGTTGCAAGTAACGTCTATGTAGGTTATGCCTATAACTTCGACATGACACTACCACAGGTCTATTACCAGCTCGATCAGGAGGGTAAGACACGTGACTTCACAGCTAGTTTGACAGTATCTAGACTTAAGTTTGATGTAGGTCTATCAGGTGTATTAGGTTTCAAGCTTAATG